CCTCTTTAGCAACTGTACGTTGCTTACGGGTATTTCTCCCGTTATGACGTACCTCTTTTTAAAGGAACGTCATCATGATAAAAGCGCACGCTGAGCTCTCCGAAATGCAATATTTCGATTTGTTCAATGTGGATGTTACCGAAAGCATATTTATGTCTGACGGTAGCACCTCTAGGCCTGATGGGTCTTTAATTACTGTCAGCGAAGCTGACGGTGTTGACAATGATGGTAATCCCATCTATGTGGAAAAGCCGATCCCTTTCACAAGGGTTATTAAATCAGCTATTCCGAGACTTAAAGGCTTTAGTTCTTTTATCAAGTACTGCGACTTACAAGAGTCGTTTAACTCGCCTCTCCCAGTTCGAGATGAGGATCTCGAAAAAGTCGATATTCGGAAGATCAACCCGAAATTGACAATGAGACGACCGAAACCTCCGGTGTTTAAACCACTTAAGCTCCAAAAGATTAAAAAGCCAATACTAAAGCCTTTTAAAATTGAGGACCTTAAGCCTGTTACTCCTCCCCGTAATTCGAAGGCCCTAGAGCGTTGGAATATCTTTACGCTCCCGAGGATCTTAGAAAAACGTCAGAGAGTAGTAGCTAGGATTAATCAATATCGTGAAGAGAGATTCAACACGAGAATGATCAAATTTGGTTTAGCTCTTGCCAGGCAAGCTGAACTTCGCCGAATACACAAACTCAACTTTGAAAAGAGTTGGGCTCGTTATGAGGCAAGGTTACGGCGCTGGGAACTTCAGGTTGAACGATATAAAATCGGCATCCTGAAGCGTGGGCATAACCATGGGTGGAGCACAGAGAACCCTTACCGATTTATGACATTACTTCGTCATGGTGAGAGTCCTCCCGGTGTTCTTACTCAGAGTTATGATTACAACTATGCCGCTTGGGTCGCGAATGGATCGAAAGATCCACCGTGGGGGATGAATGTCTACACGGCCCCTTATGTTGTCTCGAAAGAGCAACTTGGAGCCTTGAAGACGCGTACTTTCCTTTCGGAAGGTATGTGGGCATCTACTGAAGGTGCCTTCCAAACTGTATTTAAGGAACTTGAGCCTAAGGTAATCCGAAAGGTTTACTCTAAGCTTGCGAACCAAAAGGTACATATTGGAAATCTCATCGCCGAACGGCATCAGACCTTGGAGCTTCTTGTTACTAACTGGAAGCGTATAAAAGATCTTGTCTTATTAAAGAAAGGTATTTTAAAGGGTATCTCTAAAGCTGTTGTATCCCCGCGTTTCTGGGCTAATGAAGTATTAGCCTTCAAATTTGGGGTTGAACCTCTAATCGCAGATATTCAGTCCGCAATCAAAGTGTTAGAGAGTGGGCTTGGCGATTATGAGCTTGTAGTTCGCACGAATAGCACTCAATCATTTTCTTTTGATTATGATATGGGTTCCTTTAACGGCAAAGCTACGATCTCCTATGTGGTGAAATACCGCATAGACAACGTTTTAGCCAAACGACTTGATGAGTTCGGTCTTCTTGATCCAGCTCAAATAGCGTGGGAAGTAACTCCTTGGTCTTTCGTTGTTGATTGGTTGATACCTGTAGGTGACTGGATTGAGTCTCTGACCCAAACAGTCGGTTTGTCGTTTAAAACCGGTACCCGCAAGATAAAACTAGTCGGCACTTGGAAGATTAAACGAGTTTCTGGTGGAGTCCACTTTCTTGATGGCAATCCAAACGGGGAGCCTCAGATTAGTGGGTCGATTGGTACTTATAGTGGTGTCTTGACTCAGCGTCAAGTCCTTACGGACTGGCCTGATCGTGACAAGATTTTACACGTTAAGTCGCCTATCAGTTGGTCCCATGGTGTCGAATCTTTAGCCCTGCTTGTGCAGAAGCTGAGAAAGACTTAATTAACCTTTATTTTGGAGTTCAACCATGCCTCAATTTCAACCTTTGGTTGTGCCTGCGACTACTAGCAATGGCAACATCTTGCACCTCACCCCGGTAAAAATTGCCGGTGGTGTCGCCTTCTATTCTGATTTCACTGCTCCTACACCGGCGCTTCAAGCGCAGATGTCGGTGTCAGTATCTCAGCCTACGAAGACGAGTCAGTTGTACAAGACTCGTATCAAAATCTCGCTACCGATGTGCAAAAGTGATGCAAGTGGGAACGATCTTCCTGTTCTTGACTACATCACTACCGCTGACGTAACGTTCATCGCGCCGGCTCAGTCCAACTTCGCTTCTCGTTCGCCTGTCCGCGGTTTTCTGCAGAAGGCTCTCGAGTTGCTGGGTGAAGACGTCGTCGACAACGTGATGCCTATCTACTAAGTAGAGGGCAGATTTTGATATAGAGGTTTATATGCCTAAGCAAAAGTCTCGGTGCAATCACCAAACACGACATTTTGAGAGTCGTGCCGAAACTCTGAAAGAATTCCGGAGTTTCCGCCTGCATCCTGCCGTAAATCGGAAGGTAATTGAAGACTTCTTCATTT